AAGCTAGAACTAACTAGCTCCTATTTTATAGAAAAATGTTATGTTTACCCTTCTGGTGTAGAAGTCGTAGTAGTAGTTGTAGTAGCTAAACCTGGTTGAGCAATAACAATCGCTTCAGGGTTAATTACGTTACCGTCCATGTAACCATCGAATACTAATAGTTGAGTTCCATTAGTAGCTTGTTGAGTGTCACCTGTAACATATTGTAAAGTAAAGTCGTCTTTTACCATGATAGCATAAGCGTCTTTTACTGAACCGAAGATGATACCATCTTTTGCAGTTAATTGGTCAGAAACAACAACAGGTAATCCTAGTAATGTTTGTTGTAAACGTCCGTTTACTACTCCACCTTGGATATATTTATGTCCGTTGCCATCTTCTAATTTAGTAATTTCACTAAATAATGCACGAGACATAATCCATTGTGAACCATCTAAGTAAGCAGGTTGGATAGTGTTATAGATGTCAATTAAGTCATCTACAGTAACAGTGTCAGATAAAGCAACTTTATTTAAATTAGGTAAAGCTAATGTTTTTGGAGATAGTAAACCTTCAAACTCATCATTGTCGCTTTGACCTTTTAAAGCTGATAACTCAACTGCACGTGCTGTTTGAGATGCTAATTTGCTAACAGCAAAATCTACAACATCGAAAGAAGTGTCGTTTACTAATTGATTTGTTAAAGTGATAGCAGCACCAACACGACGTTGTACTAACTTAACAAAATCAAATTTCAAGCGAATAGATGGTACTTCTTGGTTTTCACCAACGAAACCAGCCATATCAGTTGAATTTTCACGTGGAATACGTAATTCACCTGCTACTGAGTTGTAACGACGAGCAGTTCCAAAGATATTTGAAAAGCTTTCCATTTTATCGATAATTTCATTTGTTACTGTTACAGGGATAATTGCTTTACCATCTGAAGTTGAGTTAACATATTGTGCACGTTGTTCCCCTTCTTGGCGACGTAAAAACTGACTTACAGCCGTACGTTGTTCTAATTTTACTTCATTGTTCATTCCGCGTTCCTCCATTTTTTTACCTTTTTTATTTTCAATATATTCAATAGATTCGTTTAATGATCTGATTTCATCTTTAATAGAATTTAGCTTTTTAGCCTCTGAATCACTAACTGATCGTTTTTCTTTTTCGACTGAGTTTAAAATCTTATCAGATTCTTCGAACAGTGCATTTCGCTGTTCAATAAGTTCTTTTACATTTGCCATTACTTATTACCTCCGCGTAATTCTTGAAATTCTTCTCTAAATAAAGAGTAAGAGCGTGAAGCTTCTACATCTTCGCTTTTCTCTTTTACTTCTTTTTCGATGTAGTCGTTTTGGTCTCCAGGAACATCGCTTGGTTTAGAGCCATCGAATTTTGCAACAACACCTGATTCTGATTCAGGTTTATTTGTTACTTTTCCATCTTGTGAATTAGGAACTTTTGTATCATGATTATAAGAACCTTTATCATCAATCTCATCATCGTTTGCGTATTTAGTTAATGGTTCGCCTTCTTTAATAACTTTATGAGAAGGACCTACTTCACCCGGTTTAACACCGTCTTGTTCAGCAGTTTTTTGACCTACTGCATAATTATCTTTTTGAACGCTGACTTCATTTCCGTCAACATCAACGCCTTTTGTTCCACGCATTTCTTTAACAGCTTCAGTTAACATAGAAACCGTGTTGCGCAATTCAGAAACTACGTCTATTAAATTAGCGTCATTAGTTTTGTTTTCCATTCCAATTTCCTCCTTGATATTTTCAGGAACTTCGTCTTTTGCAATATCTAATCCACGACTAGAAATTGTAGATGCGGCATAAGCTGGACGTCTAACTGCAGAAACTTCAAATAGTTCTAAGTCTGTTACAGTTCTTTCGTACAGATCATCTTCAATAAATTTCCACGTATCTTCCAATGCGTAAAAACCAAAAGACATATTTGTAACAATACCGCTTTTAATCATTTCGTAATAATCTCTTCCAGTTCCTGTATTAATAATTTTAGCTTCCATGAATAAGCCTTTTTCATCTTCGTTTAATTTTAAAGTTGCATTTTTAGTAGATGCTAAAACTAAACTATCATCATGTTCTGCTAAAAAATCAATATCTTCCCCTTCTGATAATGCTCTAGCAATAGCTTTACTAAAAGCTCCCGGAGCAATTTTTTCAACAAATCTATCTACAAAACCTAATTCATAAGATAGAGTGTTTGTCATGTTTACATAACCAGACACTAACATATCTCCATTAGAAGACATTTCTGTTTGTTGAACTCTGACTTCTAAATTGTGTCTATTATTAGCTTTCATTTACATTTTCACCGCCTTCATTAATATCGTTAGAATAGTTATTATTATTTTGAGCTTGCATTGATTTAATTGTAGTCTCATCTGGATTTTCTGGATCGAATTGAACTCCTAAATTAGGGTTAAATGCTTTTCCAGTTTCAGTGTTATAGAAAACTTTACCTTGTGATAAGAACATATAATCAGTATCAAGCTTAGACAATCCTAAAACTTTTCTAATTTCGTTTTGTTTTACAGCGCTTGTATTAGATAAAACTTGAGCTATTTCAGCTTTTTCTTTTTCTGTAACCATCAATATAGCAGAAGTATCAAACTTAAAATAAAGTCCGTTCTTTTTTTCTGATTCAAGTAATAAAGATTTGTTAAGCGCTTTTTCGATATTAATGAGAATTGGTTCGAGAGTGTATTGTAAAAAATAGATATTGTTCTGCTCATTTGAGTTGTATTTATTAGCATTTGCATTAATCATGCTTTCTGGAATGCTAAACAATCTAGAAATATCTGAAATACCGCTCTTCTTCGCCTCAGTCAATTCAAGTTCGTTAGGTTTTAATGATACTGTTTCGTATTCTAAACCGTTTTCTAATAAGACTGTTTTACCCGCGTTTTGACCGCCTGTGTATAAGTTTTCCCAATCAGCTTTAATTCGTTTTAAAGCATCTTCACTTAACGTTCCCATTGTTTTTAAAACAGCTAAAGGTACAGAACCATTTTTTAAAATGGAGCCCGAGTAATCTATTTCATTTAGCGCTGTAGATAATGTTTTATAACCGCTATCTAAAATACCTCTAGGACTAAACCCATCTTCTGAGTCTTTTAAGATACATGCAACGTCTGATAATTTTAAATTATTTTCTACTCTATCAATATTAAATTCAATAGAGTTAATAAATCCATCTAATTCATACTTTTCTATAGTCATAGAATCAACAGGAAGTCTATGTAGACTTTTAATTTTATTTCTATTTTCTACTCTTTTTATATAAATATAACTACCACCATAAAGTAAATAATCTATTACAATTCGCTTTTTCAAGCTTGTTGCAGTTTGAACTTCATTAGGTTCTGAATTTAATAAAAATAATCTATCATCTTTTAAAATTTTCTTGGCGTCACCATCATCGTCTATGTCGTAAAGTTCAATAGGAAGTTTTGCAATTGCGCTAGAAATTAAATGTACTGCAGATGATACTGCTGGAATTTGCATTGCTTTTTCTTCTGAAACTTTAGTGTGCCCTGGTCTATTAGAAACGATAAAACCACTAGCAGCATTTTTAGTATTTAGCTGTAACGGATATTGACCTTGAATTTTTTGAGATGAAGCTTTTGTGCCCTGGTTTTTAGACCATCTGTTTAAAATATCATCAACTATTGACACTAAAAAACCTCCTCAATTTTAAAAAGATATAAGACCTCTATCTTCATAAACGCTTCTTACTTTTCCTCCGTCGATATCTTCTACCCACAGATTTGTTGCGTTTAATAAAGAGACGACCATATCTATCTTACCAATCGATCTTTTTTTATTTAAAAAAGACTTCATGTTTGAATCATACACAACGCGTACATTTTTGAAGTTTATCTCTAACAGATCATTCTTCTCATAAAACCACGTTTTTTGTAAGATTCCTTCTTTTATTTTTTTATTAGTAGGATGCAAAGTATTACCATTTTGACCTATAATAGTTGTTTCTATTTTACCTTCTTGCGACCATCTATTTGCTGATGAAATTGCGTTAGCTCTATCATAACCAATTCCCTTTATAATTACACCATATTTTTTAGGTAGCTCCATTACAAAATCTTCTACAAATCTATAGTCTATTATTCCTTCGCCACAGAAAAAAGCCCAACCTTGTTCTCTCATGTAGAAATAATCTACTCGTTCTGTCTTTGTTTTTTCTTTGGCTTTATCTTCTGGTAAAAATGCCCACACCTTATTATAAAATTGTTTAGTATTTGCATCATAGTGCACCATCGCCACTGACGTATTATCATCAGTTAAAGACATGTCTACACCTATGTAAACTTCTTTTCCCGACCAATCAAAGTTTTCTATTTTAACTTTTTGTAAGTCTTCATTAGAAACAAATTGCTCTGCTACATCTCCATCAACGAAAATGTTTAAGTGCTTTGTCATATAGTTTTTTCTTTCGCTCGGTGATTCTACTGCTCTATCTCGTATTTTTTTTACATCTTCAAAGTTTTCAGTAATCAACTGAGCTAATGGATTAGTCTCTAATATTGCTTCATCAGAAAACCATTCTTTTGGATTGTTTGGTTTATAGATAAGAGAAAAAAGCCCTTCATCATGTATTAAACCATCTAACACTTTTTCACAATAATTAACTTCTATTGTCATGGCATTGTTAGTTGATTCGTATGCTGTTGAAATTAAAACGCCAAGTTTATTAAGCATGTTCATCTGAGATGATTCCATTGCTCTAACTGGATAAGCGTTTTTAAGTGCACCAACTTCATCTGCAACAAAGACTGATGCTTTACGACCATCAAGACGTCCATCACTATTAGCTAATGGAGTCATTGATGACTTAGTTGGAGTACATCTAATTTCTGACGAAAGAACTTCAAAAGCTTCAGAAATATCTGGTGAAACTGCTATCATTTTTCCCATTTCTTTTTTTACTATCGTTGACAATTGTTTATCAGGAGCTACAGAATAGAACTCAGAAAAATCAGGTTCCATCAATAGCAATAGTATAAAAATAAGAGCGACTAAAAAAGTCTTTCCGTTTTTTCTGCTTATTAGTAAAACAGATTTTTGATAG